TATAGGTACGGTTGTAAGTACGACCGAGAGGCTGCGTAGGGGTCATAGAAGCCGTCTGGGTGGTGTAATCGTAATAGCGAGGATCTGGGCAGAAGAACTCGTACTGAGCCTTGATCTTGCCGTAGGTGTAGTCAGGATCGACTGTCGAGATACCTTTTCTCACGCGAGCATTGACATACTGGAAGTTGTCGCCAGCTGAGAGCTGGAATTGAAGCGGGGTGGTGCCAGTCTGCTGAGGCTGTAGAGCTGCCTGGAGCAGGTTNAAATTAGCTTGAGCGCTTAGGTTATTACCAGACATAATCTGAAGCGTNACCGTGATCGTACGACCTGAGAAGAANTCGCGTCCTGAGAACATACCGTCCTGGTATCCGCGATCAGAGTCCTGTACACGAAGGGTAGGAAGGGCCTCTAGGCCGTCTACCTGGAGGATCTGGTATGGAGAGCTAGCCCCACCGAATACGAAGCCGTTAAAGGCAAAGGAATAAGGATTTAACGAGGTTACTGTGCTCACATAGCCACCAATCCGAATTTAGCCATAGAGACAAGTTTATTCTGAATATCCGTAGGCGCTGTCGATCCGTCTACTGCGATAGGCGCGTTAATGACTACCTGGGGAGCACCCTCAAAAGCCATTCCCAAGCGTGGGGTAGATCCTGTGGTGGTAGAGCCACTTAGACCAGAAGCTGCAAGTACACCCGCTAAGGTCGAAGTATCCACGCCTGAAGAAGTAGACGGTACATAAGAAGTACCGCTAGCTCCACCGTAGGTAGATCCACTGTAAGAAGATCCAATACCCGAAACCGTACCGCCTAGACCTTGAATCTTTGCAGCTGCAGCGTCGATCTTTGCCATAAGCGCGTCAAGCTGTTTCATAGTGCTATCTGAAATTGACTTTACAGCCGTGTCGTAAGTATTTTGAGAAGCTGTTAAAGCAGCTGTCAAAGTTGTCTGAGCAGCTGTTAAACCTGTCATCAAAGCATTATTAGCTGCGTTTTGAGCTTTGGTGAGATTATCTTGAGCTGTAGCGAGCGCTTTGTTAAGCGTGTCAGTAGCTGCAGCTGCAGCCTTTGTATGAGCGTCTGTAGCTGCGTCTAGGGCTGCTGCGTAGGTAGCGTTTTCCTTAGCGATCGAATCTTGCAAAGTAGCTGCGTTATCAGCCATCTGCGTCTGGAGAGTAATGCCGACTTGAGCATACTGATCCATTAGCTTTTCAGTAGCGAGCTGAGCGCCACTGTTCATTTGTGTAGCTAGCTGATCGAGCCCAGTCTGGGAAACGTCCTGGATCTGACCGTAAAGTGACTTGATCTGAGCAGCTGTATCAGGTGTGGCATTGAGGACTGACTGAGCCATTTGATCGCCCACTTGTGGGCCTTGAGCCAAAACTTCCTGAATAAAGGTCTGGGTATAACCTGCAGCTGCAAGTTGTCCAGCGTCTTTTTGGAGTTTGAGAACAGCGTCAAGTTGATCTTTAAGTGAACTTGCAAGGCCCTCAGCTGTTGAGCCAGAGCTGGTAAAGAGCTTGCCGACGTCGATCTTTGTGGCGCTTTCCCACGAGCTAGTAAGAAGGTCGATCGACTGCTGCACGATAGCTTGCTGCTTATCGGCTGCTGCTTGCTGAAGCTGGACAGCCTTATCTGCAGCTGCTTGCTGAAGTGAGGCGATCTTGTCATTATGGTTAGCGAGGAGATCTGCCTGCTTCTGCTGATAGTCAGCGTCGATCTGCGTGATCTTGTCCTGGTAAGCCTGGTGAGCATTAGCGCTTGCTGTATCAAAGGCGTCCTGAGCTGCTTGCATAGCGTCGTCGTGTTTAGTCTGAAGGCTCGCTACCGTGTCGTCATAAGCCTGTTGAGCTTTGGTATCACGGTCGATCTTTGCAGCCATAGCTGCGTCCATCTTGTCCTGGCGATCCTGTAGTGCAGTCGCGTAGTCAGTCTGAAGTTTTGTCATTTCAGCTTGAGCTGTAACTAAGGCGTCAGCTTGCTTCTTTGCTGCAGCTGCAGCTTTAGCAGCTCCCTTATCAACGTTTCCACCTGGGACAAGGCCAGTAATATCAAGAGGCTCGCCTGAGCTAGTGCCTCCAGCCGTAGCCAAAGCGTCTTTAATGTTAGGGAACTTAATGTCGATCTTCTTGTTAGATAGATCGTCGAGCTTGCTGCTAAACCCGCCAATTTCTTTAGCTGCGCCATTTACCGCGTCAGCTATACCCTTGAAGTGACCGCCGATAAACGGTAGGTGTGTAGCTGCTTCGATTACCTTGCCGATAGCCCCTACAAGGTAGCCAAAGGCGTCGATAACGAGCTTGAGAGCGTCTACAACGACCTTTCTGAAGGTCTCTGAGCTATTCCATAGCTTGACGAATCCTGCAATTACTAGACCGATTACAGCGACGATAGCGACGATTTCGATATTGGCAGCTACCCAGGCTGCAGCTTGAGCATAAAGCTGTTTAGTCAAATTAACGATAACTACCGTGAGAACAGTACCTACGATTAGAGCAATAGCCTCCATAGCTGCTTTATGCTCACTAAGCCACTTGAGAGATCCAATAAACCAGCTCTCGAGCTTTGTTAGAACAGGAAGAAGAAGGTTTCCGATTTTCTCTTTAAGATCCTCAGTCTGGACACCGATAATCTGCATTTTTCCAGCGTAAGTCTGAGCGTAGGCTGCAGCTTGACCGCCGATTTTCTGGTTTAACTGGTCAAAAGCTTTCGAGATAGCTTCATTCTTAGGTAGGTGTGTGTCCAGGACAATACCGAACTCACGGAAAGCTCTAGCTGCGCCAGTAGTACCGCGTGTCAAAGTAGAAGCAGCTGTAGCAAGATCTTCGTGCTTGAGTCGAGCGTAGTCTGCAGCTACGGACATAAGCCTGGTGGACTCAGTGACTGATCCAGTCGCTGTAATCATCTTTGTAAAAGCGTCGCGTGTGTCGTTAGCCTTAAATCCGAGGTTACCCATAGCCTCAGTGGACTTCATAATGGCTTCACGGTTAGCGTCGGTATTGACCTTCGCGTTATTCATAGCTGTACCGAGCGCAGCTACAGAAGTCTGAGCTGCTTCAGCTGCTTTTACTGAGTCTTTAAGAAAACCCTCAAAATCGGATATACCTTTTTGCAGAGCTGAGCTGGCAAAGGTACCGAGCATAACTGTCTTGAGCCCAGTGAACTTTGAGCTCGCTGTATCAGCTGCAGCTGTAATGTTTTTGATACTGGTCGTAGCTTGATTAACACCAGTCTGAACACCAGAAGTCTCAAGATTGACGGTGATATTTAGTGGAGGGATTTCACCTGCCATTTACTATCCCCCCAAAGGTCTGAACGAGTATGCCAGGATCTGACTGAGCTGCCCTGACGTGACGAGTCCAGTGAGCGCAGGCTCCATATATGGGTATTTTACCCCACTTGCCCAGCGAGGGTTTCCTAATTCGAGCGCACGAGCATAGACAGCACCAGCTCCTACTTCAGCTGTATAGCTACCGAAACCTTTACGACTTGAACCATAAGTCATAGAAGTAAGAAGGTTTCCTGTACCTCTGTTAGGGCCTCGACCGTCGCCTGGAGAGATATGCGGGTTGTATCGGTAATACTGATTGCCATTACGAGCAGTAACGCGCACTGGAGGGTTAGAAGCTGAGTCAGCGTTTTTCTTTGCGTTGATATAAACCTGGCGAGCTATCAGGGACATAGCTCCATTAGCTGCCTGGTCAAAGCGAGCAAGCCAGCGCTGCATACCAGCCTGAAACTCAGCAAAGTTATCACTCACCGCTGCGCCTGCTCCATCTTCTCGTTTTGCACTTCGTCTAGGGTATCAGCGATAGCTAGTAGCCAGTCGGCACGATTAGCTGGTAGCTCATCTACCTGGCTAGGCGTCCAGCCGAAACGATCAGCGAACTTAAAATAGACCCATTCTTCATCTGGATAATCCAGATCTGGGTGACGTTGAAAGCCCTGAAGCGTAGCTTTTAAGCGTTGGAGCTTTCTGTAACCGCTTTTGGGTCTGCCTCATTCTTGTCATTCTTAGCAAGAGTAGGGAAGAGGATCGAGCTAATATCTTCAGAAGCTTTGACCAAATCGTCATAGTCAGCGATCTCTAGCTCTTCAAGCGACTCTGGCTTAACAGAAGGAATAAGGAGATCGAACGACCAGTCCTCGACGATTGTGGCGATAAGAGCTTCGCTGAAAGCAAGTCCCTTAGCAATATCGCCTGTGAGACCGTCGCCAGCTTTAATAACACGGTTACGATCTTTGACTCGAAGAGTAGACGGATCTTTAATAGTGACTGTAGCTCCAGATGGGAGCGTGATCTTTGTGCTTGCCATTTTGCCTCCTAATAGGTTGCCCATATCTTAGGGGATAAAAGCCGAGTAGGGGAATCAACGGCGAGGCAAATCAGCCGTGATCCCCCTACTCGATATTAGGGTTTAGAGGTAAGCAGCAGACTTAGCGTTTTGGATAACCCACTTGATAGGGGAGTATCCGACGGTACCTGAGTCTGTGAGGTTACCCTGAGCGTTAATGTCTACTGTGATTTCGACATAATCCTTTGAGCGCTCGATAGCAGCAGCTGTGTAGGCACCCTTTGTAACGGTTGCCTGGATCTGAGTAGCTGCAGCGCCTGTACCTTGAGCCCAGTTAAAGACCAAAGCAGGCTGAGTGTTTGTCAAGAAGTTAGTGAGCTGAGTGTCAGCTTCCATAAGGAAAGTGACCTTGCCTGTGACTTCGAGAGCTCCTACGAATACCTGGTAAGGGTTTTGGGTATTGCCGATACCAAAGATAGGTGAGACTGGACGCTTCATATCGAGGTTTCCAGTAACAGCGTTTGAGACTGTTGTGCCAGCTACTGAAACTGTGCCGTACCAGACAGGTGTAGGCAAGATTGTAGAGAAGCTAGGAGTAGGAGTTGAGACTGT